CGCGCCTGCAGGGGTTATCATTAACCACATTCCATTTAACAGCAAGGGTAAAAATTGCGCTGATGGCTGTATTTACGTGTTTGATCGTTTTGATGGAATAGCCGCCCTCTTTTCCGTCCTTGCGCTCCACCAGGAGCTGGTTATAAAGCCGGTTAAGATTTGCGGGCTGGACCTTTGACATCTTTAACTGACCGATAGCCGGATTGATATGGAGCCGGAGTATGGTTTTGTACTGGCTCAATGTATTCGGATCCAGATGCTGCACAGCATATTCTTCCAGATACCGCTTGGAAAACTCGTCAAAAGTGATTTTTTCACCATCCAGATAGGTGCCGCTTTTCACCTGGTCTTCGAACTTCATAGCGAATACTTCCAGCGCCTTCTGATTCTGCTTTTCTGTTTTGTCCGGATCCGGAATAAATGTGGCGGTCTCCACAATCTGGGTTCCATCAGGTTTGCGTCCATTGCTGACCGTGACCTGATAGCCTTTTCCTCTTTTTCTGATGCTTGCCATATATCATTCTCCTCTCTCTGTTGCGATGTCGCAACGGCAAATTCTGAATTTAGGGTATAAAAATAACGCCCCTTGCAGGACGCCCAGGAAAATGATATAATTCAGGTGTTCAAGCTGATTTATATCTGGCCGGGCATCCGGCAAGAGAAAATCTATGTAAAGCCGTTCGGTGTTGATGGCACCGGGCGGTTTTGCATTTTATTTATTTTCTAAAATTTTTCTAATAAGCTGTTCTATAATATCAGCATTCTGAAGTTCAAGTGTATAAGATTTATTTGCCTGCTGCAAAATTAGATTATTTTGAGTAGCTGCGATATTGGTAAGCTTATCTAAAGGTATTTCAAAAGCTTTTTGTGCCTGCATAAAGGTTATGCGTTGGTTAGTGATAGAAAGCTGTCCCATATATCTGCTAGTTACATCTTTATAAATCTTCCGACTTCCAGATCCACCACTACGAACATAAACTCCCTTAGCTATACGTACTGATGTTCCAGAGCTACGACCAGTAGATCCAATGGCCTTGTTTTGTGTAATAAGCAGTGTGGCTAGTTGCTCAAAGTAGGCTAGCTCGTCTTTTTTCAAAAGAATGCTTGGATTTGAAATGGTATTGACCGAATAATTTGCAACCATATCAAGCAAATGTTGGCGCTGTTCATTTGTTCGTTGTGTTATGACCGCCGCATTTTTCTTTTTTCTGGTTTTATATATATAAACCCCCAAACACGGAACAAAATAGGTAAACAATAACACAATCCAATCCAACAAGGAATAGTGAGAATAATTATGGGAAATTCCATATATAAAAAACAGAGTCCACATTCCGATTCCTATATATCCGAACATCGTTTTATCATCCCCTTATCGTATGTTATTTAATCTTAATTCAATCAGCTCTTTTGGATATCCAGTGCATCGACAGAATTGATCCTTCGTATATCCAGCGTAGTTTTGTAACGTATCATCTGATATTAGCAAGTGAGCAGCAAATAAATTGGCTCTGCGTTCTAATTTTGAAACAAGCAATAGTGTTTTGTTTCGAATGAAGTAGCAATTTGATTTCCGATCAAGTAAAGCATGACCGAGTTCGTGGGCCATAACAAGGCGCATCTCCACAGAGTCCAACTGATTGCTTAAAAATATGTATCTATGATTTTTTAAAAACATATAGCAGCCTGCATGCCTACAATTACCTATTTGATATAGCACACCGAGTCGGTCGGCAATTTCAAATGGATCAGATGTACCATATTTTCTTATACAATACGCAACAAGGCGTTTGGCCCGTGTGAGGTCGTCCATGAGTATCACCTACTTCTTATATCGCTTATTCGTATACTTCTCTTTGTTTATCATTTTCAGCCTTCGAAGAGCAATTTCCAGTTCGTCCTTAAAGAGGGCGGCGGCTTCCGGATCGAGCTCTTCACCGTCATAGCTGGCTGGTCCAGATTCGCCAGATGTAAGTTTTTCCATAATGTTGTTCAGGTCTTTCTTTATATCTCTTTCGTCCCGGGCGCTAAGCTCCGGGGCTTTTTCTTTTACGACATCTTCTTTTCCGGTCATCAGATACTCTAAAGACACGCCGAAATAATCAGCAATCTTTTGAAGTTTATCCTGCTTGGGATTACTTCGTCCATTTTTCCAGTCTGAAAATGTAGATCCGGCAATACCGGTGGCCTTAGACACTTTATAAGCAGTGAGACCGTATTTTTCTAGTAATTTCACAAATATTTCGTACATTTTAGCTCCTTTCAAAATATTTATGAAATCATAACCAAAACGCTTGACTGAATATGATAACCGTGATATAGTAATGACATGGTTAGGAAATCATAATTAAATCATGCGATGCGGAATGATTTTCATAATCAAAATTTCGGAAATGCGAATGTTTTAATGTGGTAATTGAAATATATCACATTTCCGAAATAAATACAATAGTATGATTAGGAAAATATTATGTTTTTTGGAGGTGATAAAAGTGTACGAAAAGTTTGCAAACCTTTTAAGCGAAAGAGGTGTAACCGCATACCGAGTTTCAAAAGACACAGGTATCGCAGCGAACACATTCACAGATTGGAAGAACGGTCGTAGCAATCCGAAGTTCGACAAGCTTCTGATTCTTGCGAAATACTTCGATGTTCCGGTGGAGTATTTTGCAGAGGAAGAAAAGTAAATTTGCTGGAGTAGGAGGTGGTTACTGTGTCAGGATTGCCGCGGATGAGAACGGCAGCACAGTGTGCGTCATATCTGAAAGAAAACGATCCAGAGTGCTGTATCGGGGAGTGGACCATCCGAAAGATGATCGCGCAGAAGAAATTTCCAATCGTCAGAGCTGGCACCCGGATCCTGATTAATTTAGATCAGTTGTTAAATTATCTGGCAAATGGGGAGGAGGTGGGCAACGATGGCGAAGCTTAATTTTGTAGAGTCCCAGCACCCGCGGATGCTGAGCTACGTGGAGTGCCGGAGTGATCCGGTGTTTTACCTGGTCGAGGATGCACCAGAGCCGGAACCAGAACTTGATCTGGATGATCTGGCGGGCAAGGTGATGTTTTGCATCTGTGCGGTGTTTGCGGGATATGTGGCCAGCGCGCTGTTGGCGGGATTATAGAAAGGAGATGAGGAGATGGTAGAAATTACGATTAAGGATGATGGAGGCGTAAAAGGAACGGAGTCTGGTGATTTTGTTATGGCAATCATTAGCACTATCGAGGAAGACGGACTGAAAAGCGTTGGCATGGCATATGGGGTTACAAGCGATAAAGCCTCCGTCCATGCAATTGCAGGTTTTGTTAAGTATAGCATAGATGAGACAGTTCTTCCGAAATCTAAAAAGGCTGCTTATAAGATTTTACGAGCATTTATCGACACGGAGATTAAGCGCCTGGAAGCAGAAGAATCTGCAAAAGAAGAAACCCCAGAAGCGGCAACTTCCGGGGAATCGGGTAAATAAAAAATATATTCACAGCCTCATTATAGGTGAGGCGCGGAGGGAAATCAAGATGGTAAAGGTAATTATTCAGATGGATGGCGAGCAGGATAAGGTGCTTTCTGGTGAGTTCGCGAATGTGATGACAGCATCAGACGTGGGAGATGGATATAAGGTGCATGGTGGTATCTTTGGTGAGATTAAACCGGGCGAATTGCCGGGCGTTCTTGCACAGGCAACAGCTGAGACGATAAGAAAGGCATATGAAGATCCGAAGGATTGTATTGCGGCAATGTTTCGGATTTCGAAGTTATTCCAGGGCGTGCTTCTGGATGAAATTACTGAGAACAAAGAAAGGTTAGAGTTGTCGGAAGGTGCAAAGGAGTTATTGGATCATCTGGCAATTGCTGTGAAAGAAGGGATGCGCAATGGCAACTAAGACATTAACCAGCCTTGGCCGTCACCCGGTCAACAGTCTGCAGGTCGGCCAGATGATCCGCTTCCAGTCCCGTTGCTTTGTGCAGGAGATGGTGCTGACCATCCGGCGGCTGCAGTGGCTGAAGGATAAGGTCATTATCTCCGGTGACGAAGCAAATGACGTGGCACTCAGCGTGTATGACTGGGTGGAACTGGTGCAGGAAGAGAAAGAGGCAGTGTAATGACAGTAACAAAGCGGATATTTGACAGCCGGGAAGCATGGCTGCAGGCAAGACAGAACCATATCGGCGGCTCTGATGCGGCGGCCTGTGTGGGAATGAGTCCTTATAAGGATAATGTCCAGCTCTGGGAAGAGAAGATGGGACTGATCGAGCCGGAAGATATCTCTAACAAGGATTATGTCCGGTACGGCACGGAGGCGGAGAAACATATCCGCGCTCTGTTTACTCTGGATCATCCGGAGTACACAGTGTCCTATGATGAGGATAACATGTTTCACAATGACCGATACCCCTGGATGCATGCTTCACTGGATGGTGAGCTGACAGATGAGCGTAGTCGACGCGGAATCCTGGAGATTAAAACCACAGAGATTCTGCAGAGCAGCCAGTGGGAAAAGTGGCGTGGCAGGATCCCGGACAATTATTTCTGTCAGATACTGCATTATCTGGCGGTCACCGAATGGGATTTCGTGGTACTGAGAGCGCAGCTTAAGAGTCAGAGAGCCGGCGTACTGCTGATTGAGACAAGAGATTACATAATCGAACGGGAGGATGTGGAGGAAGACATTCAGTATCTGGTGGATGCGGAGCGGAGCTTCTGGGAGTATGTCCAGAGTGGCCGCCGTCCTAACCTCATTCTTCCGGCAATATAAGGAGAATAACATGGAACTGAAAATTTATAGCCCGCAGGATGCGGGATTTATCCAGAAAATTGACTGGAACTTCGAGGAACTGAAAACAGAGATCAGCGCGGTGGCGCAGGAATATGAAACCTCTGTTTATACGGATGACACAATCAGTGATGCCAAGGCGGACCGGGCGAAGCTTAATAAATTCAAGGATGCCCTGACCGGCAAGCGTACCGAAATCCGCAAGAAGCTCCTGGAGCCGGACGAGCTCTTCGGGCAGCAGGTGAAGGAGCTGACCGGGATCGTACAGAAGGCCATTGATAACATCGATGGCCAGGTGAAAGGCTATGAAGAACGTAAGCGCAATGAAAAGCTGGACAAGGTCCGGGAATTTTACGAGGACAACATCCAGGATCTGGCGGAGTATCTGCCGTGGAATCGTGTCGTGAAGCCGGAATATGGCAACGCCTCTAAGACCATGAAATCAATCAAAGAGGAGATCCTGGCGTTGATCCAGAAGGTTGCTGAGGGCATTGCCATTTTAAATGAGGTAGACAGCCCTTATGCCGGAGATATGAAACAGGTGTTTTTACAGTCCTATGATATCGGCGCTGCGATGGCAGAGCGTAACCGTCTGGAAGAGGATGAGAAGCGCCGGAAGCTCTACGCAGAGCAGCAGGCGAAACTGAAAACTGAGCGTGAAGCAAAGCGGCAGCAGGAAGCAGAACGGGTGATGAGTGCCGGCAGACAGTCGATGCCAGAAGCAACAGCGCAGCCGTCACAGCCGCAGCAGGGCATTCCGGTAACGGAAACCGTGGAAGATCCGGTGCATGTGCTGGACTTCCGGGTATATGTAACAAAGTCCCAGATGGAGCAGTTAAAGAAGTTCTTAAATGAATCCGGTATCCGGTTCGAGCCGGTGCCGAAACAGTAAAGGAGGATATTTACATTATGGCAGTAGGAAACAGTTTAGCAGCAAAGCAGCAGAAGCCTGCGGAACAGAAGGCAGAGTTTGTGGTGGCCGGAGAAAAGGTGGTTCTGACACCGCAGACGGTGAAGAATTATCTGATTAGCGGTGATAAGGACCGCGTCTCTATGCAGGAGGTCGTGATGTTTATCAACCTGTGTAAATATGCAGGTCTGAATCCGTGGCTGAAGGAAGCGTACTGCATTAAGTATGGAAATGAACCGGCAACCATGGTGGTCGGCAAGGAAGCGTTTATGAAGCGTGCGGAGAAAACTCCGGGATACGACGGATTTGAAGCTGGCGTGATCGTGCTGTCCGGCGGGGAAGTTATTTACCGAACTGGAACACTAAAACTGCCGGAAGAAGAAATCATGGGCGGCTATGCAGAGGTATACCGGAAAGACCGTTCTCATCCGTACCGCATTGAAGTTGCTTTTGACGAATATGCCGGAAGAAAGAAGGACGGCAGCTTGAACAGTCAGTGGTCGAAACGGCCGGCAACCATGATCCGCAAGGTTGCCCTGGTACAGGCACTTCGCGAAGCATTCCCGGAGACCTTCACCGGTCTTTATACAGCGGAAGAGGTCGGGACAAATGAACCGGAAGCAAATTCTTCTGATGTTTTTCTTGGTGAGCAGGATGTAGCAGCAATTCCACAGCAGGATCCGATCGGTCAGACTGCAGTTCCGCAGCCACAGTCAGCTGAGGCAGAGAACATCGAAAAGGATTTCTTTAATTAATCGAAAGGAGTAGTACATAATGGCAAAGTATATGAGCCTTGACCGGTTTGCTGGGGGGGCCTTGCTGGAGCGTTTTAATCTGGCCATGCGTCAGATTGTCCAGAACATTGCGGATACCAATGCGGATCCGCAGAAGGC